GCGAGGGAGCGTCGCCAGGTGCCGCGATGGTAGGGGTTTCGTCGGTGGTTTCCTCAATGGGCGTGATTTCCATGTCCGGGTGTTCTGCGACCCATTCACGCCAAGTGCCAGGCACCTTGTCGCCAGCAAGCTTGCACAGGATGTATGCCCAGCAGCACATGTCAACAAAACCGATGCCTTTGCCGTCAGCGGATCGTCGGTTCTCTGTTTTTTCCCACTCGACAATGGCAAGCATGTTTGTGACCATTGTGCGGGGTTCGCGCCCGTCTTTCAGGTCGATTTTGAGTTTGACGCGCATTAGTTACCTTTCGTCGGGCAAGGCTCCGCCAGCGCGGGCTTGCTTTGGTTGTTTTCAGCGCCGCCCGATCGGGCTGGCGAGAACATGACTAGCTAGTGGCCTTTGTGAGTGTGCCACCCGTGAACGTCAGGTCGATCGTTGAAAGTTCGCCGAGCGATGCGTTGATTGGGGTGTGGCTTTCCAGGTATGCGCCCGTCAGCGTGTATGACGGGTTAGTTGCTGAAACTGCGCCGGACGATGGCTTCAGCACGAGCGTCGTGGTGGTGCCGACGAGGCTGTAGATCGACGCTTCGGTTTCTGAGCCTGCGTAGGACTGGTACAGGGTGACGGTGATGCTGTTGTTGGCGAGGCCTGCGGTGTAGGTGCGGGCCGTTGAGCCAAACGCGGTGTTCTCAAGCGCTTCGACGTTGTAGGTGATCGTGGCGGCGGTGCATTGGTCGCTGAGATCGACGCTGTTGATCGTAACGCTTGGGTTGGAGAGATAGACGCTGGTTGCCATGTTGGGTTACTCCTCGACTGGTTCTTCTTTGACTTTAGACGACTTCTTCGGTTTGTCGGTGGATATGAGACCGCCGTCAATGAGCGCTTGCACGTTGACGCCGTCGGCTGGCTCGTATTTGTCTCCTGGTGTGCCGATACGGGGGCTGACGATGATGTACATGGGTTCTCCTAGCTGGTTTGTGCCTGCATGGTGACGGTGAGGTCGTAGGCGGGCAGGATTGAGCCGCCGATGTCGATAACGGTTGGTCGGCCCCCGGTGACGGCCACGTTTTTGGCTAACAGCATGGCGCAAATGTTGAGCAGGGATCGCTGAGCATCGAGGTTGGCTGGGCCAAGCGTCAGCACCTTGACCGGAAACGTCAGTTTGACGATGTTGTAGTTCCAGCTTTCCCACGACGGTGCGTCAATGAACGCGCAGGGCGGGACAATGTTTCGGGGATCGTTGACGACTTGTAGCCCTGTAATGGTTTGCAGGGTTGCGGTCAGGTCGTCAATCGCTTCGTTGAATAGGTCGGTGTAGGCAGGTACGGGCATTAGGCCACCTGCGGGCGGTCAATCCCCAACAGCTGCTTCACCATGCCCGATAGACCGACGACCGGGGCCGTTGCCATGCCGTCAAACGACGCGAACTGATCCATTGAGCCGCGCTGACGGTACAGGGCACCGCCGTACATGATCGTGCCTAGGGTGACGTCGCTTGATGGGCTGGTGCTGACGCTGTCGATGTATCCGGCTTCCTGTCGGCGTCGGTAGCAGAACTGGTTTGCAGCTGCGGCGCATTGCGTCAAGAACGCGGCGTCTGCTGCGGTTGCGGTGCCGATGCCGAGCCAATCTTCGATGTTGGTGCTGGTGATCCAGGTGCAGACGGGTGTGTATGCGACGGTGCCGGATGCGGCGACGCGCTCGACGTCGTTGGCGGTCTTGGCGTACAACACCTGGTTTTGGATTGGCACCTGGTAGTTGAACAGCAGGTCGCCTTCGGTGTCTACACCGAGAAACAGGTATTGAGGCAGCGCATAAACGGTGTATGAGCCGTTGAACGTGGCGTCAACGCCTGCGACGGTGATTGCGCCGCCTACAACTAGTTCGGTGGGGGTGAGTAGTTGTAGGACGGCGTAATCGTCCAGCAGGTACTTATGAGTGACCGTGTAAGTGGCCATTAGTGAGGCCCCTTATCCGATCAGGCGATTGCGATCGACTTGACCTGGTCGCTGTCTGCGATGAAGGTTGCGACGTAGCCGTAGTAGCTGAACTGGCGACCGAGGGTGCCAGGCACTTCGACGGACATGAGGCCGCGTACCTGCTCGTAGAACTCGATGGCGGTGGCGCGGGCCACGATCATCGTGTTGCTAGCGAAGTTGTAGTCGGCGACGAGGTTGAGACCGAATGGGTTGTAGGTGTTGGCCTGCGTGATGTTTGCGGTGCCTGCACCGTTGATGCCCATGAGGCCTGCTGCGCCCGTGTACGGGAAGATTGGGCGCTTGTCGGCGTCGAGCTGGCCGCCCAACGACTTCCACACGTTTGGCGACACAAAGATGGTGTCCGGCAGGAAGTTGGTGGCGGTGAGGATGTCGGTTGCTGCGTCGTAGAGCGCGGCGATCAGCGATGACGGGTCGTTTGCGGTGACCGTCCAGGTCGAGCCTGACGCGGATGCACCGGACACGATTGCGTCAGCTGCGACGTCGTCCGACTTGAGCAGGTATTGACCTGCGAGGTCGCGCAGGATGATTTCCATTGCGGCCGGGCTGGTGAAGTCGACGTCCTGCACCGACAGCGTGACCTGACCTGCGAGGGTGGTCTTGCTGATGACGTTGGATGCGATCACCGGAGTGGTTGCCGACACAGCGCCGAGTTCGGATGCCTGTGATGCGACCGATGGGTGCGTTGTCCACGTTGGGCGGATAAACGTCTTGCTGTTGCCGCCGTCCGGCATGGCGCGAGCGCCGACAGCTGCGACGACTGGGCGAATGTAGTTCAAGTCCTGGAATACCGGGCCAAGAACTGGGACGGGCAAAAGACCTGGAGTGTCGGTCGTTGCGACGTCACCTGCGGCTGCTTGCAACGCGGTCTGACGCGCCTTGGCTGCTTCGATGAAGGCGTCGTTGACCTTGCGGAAGGTGTCGCCACCGATGTGCATTGCGGCGAGGTATTCGCCTGCGCTTGGCATGCCAAAGTTGCGCTTCGGCTGTGCCGGGATTGGTGCGGTTGGGATCGTGGCCTCGACTGCTGCGGCCTCGACGACTGGTGCGTTTTCCATTGCTGGTGTCTCCTCTTGTGGGGTCTCTTGTTCAGTATTGCCGATTTCTTCTTCGGGTTGGTGGATACTTGCGGCTACTTCGGTGATCGCGGCTGCGTCGCCGAACGCTCCGACCGGAACAAGCGACAGCTCAATCCAGTCGGCGGCCTCGACGATCATTGTGCCTTTGTCGTCGTAACTGAATTTGGTGGGGTTGATGCCAATCGACACCTGGTCAATGACGCCTTCGGTGAGCAAAGTCATGGCGTCTTGGCCTTGGCTTGATGCCGACACTTTGGCGGTGAACATCATGCCGTCTGCGGTGTCGACGCGCTCCGTGACTACGCCAACAGGCATTGTGCTGTCGTGGTACATGAACAGGCGCGGCGCTTTGCCTTCGACGGGTAGTGCGCCCGGCTTGATGACGACGGATTGGCCTGATGCGACGGTCGCTTCCACGTTGTAGGGAACGGCAACGCCTGAAATTTCGCGTCGACCTGCGCCCTTTCCTGCGGTGATGCTAAAGTCGGTGCTAGTAAATTTGATCATCGGTTTGCGATCCTCTCTTGCGTGTTTTCTTGAATGTTGACTTCGGATGGTTCATCCATTTTGTCTGCCATGTATTCCTCGGACAGGTAATCGTCGGCATCAAATTCAACATAAGTGCCGCGTGGCAGGACGTTGTCCATTGACAGAGTTGCAGCGATCGCTTCGGCATAGAGCTTGACGCCGAAAATGTAAAGGTCGGCGCGGGCCTGTTGTGCTGACTGGTATGAGTACGATCCCGTGCTGACGCCGACGAGGTATGGCGGTACGTTGGCAAGACGGGCTGCTTCGAGCGCCGAATAGTTGGCGCTTTCGATCAGCAGCATTTTGTCGGGCGTCATGGTGGTCGGCTCGTAATTCAAGTACTGGTTGAGCGCCGCGGTTTGATTGGTGGCGCGGGCCGCGTTGAACTGGGCCGCAATATCGGTCAATTCCTGTGCCGACAATGGCTCGCCGTCGGTCTGCTTCAAAATTCCTGCGGGGATTGAGCTGGATGCGTTGCGGTTGCGGGCCGCCTCAATTTTCAGCGCAGTCTCAATAGCGCCTGGTGCGGAGTAGATCAGGCCTTGAATTGGGCTCAGGAATTGCACAACGTTGACGGGGTCAAGTTCGCCACCATTGAAGTAAATTTGTTTTGACGGGCCGAACCATACCGGGCCGACTTGATCAGGCGTAGTAATTGAGCCGCTTGGCAATCGAGTGAACGACGCGGGGTAACCATCCGCCGTTCTGGCCGTAGTGTACCAAAAGCTTCTTCCGAACATCACGAGATCGTCCAGCGTCCATGACATGAGGAACTGGTACGGCACGGTTGGATCGGGGCGACGCAGCCATGACCGCGGCGCCAAATACACCTTCGTCATTTCTTCTTCTAGTTCGTTCCACACTTCGTTGTACATCTTGAGTGGCATTGCGCCAATTACAGATTTGAACAGCGACAAGGCGCGTGAAATAGCTGGGACCGACACAGCACGATTACGCGCATCGCCCTCTTGGTAGGTGTAAAACTGCCCGATCATGTTTGGGCCTTGCGCGTTTGACGTGTAACCGACAGCGGCCTGCACGTCGGCAGCAACGGGGGTGGTGCTGATAGCGGCAGTCTTTTTAGCGAACAAGGCCATGCGTCAAGTGTGCCACAAGCATCAAGCGTTTATGTGTACCCGCCCGCCGACACGATCCCGACGAAAGGCCGGGGCGGGTACGTTGCGATGCTACACGCTGACGATCATTGGGCGACCGCTTTGCGCTGGTCGAGCAACCATGCCCGCAGCCCACACCATGCACCGCGCCAGCTCGATCGGGCCAGGCGAGCGTTGCGATGAGAGCACCAATGTGTTCTGTGTTTTGACGGCAACGGCACGTTGCACATGTTCGGCAAGCATTGTCTCGCCCGTGTGGAGTAGACGGCCTTGGTTGATGAGGTCGCGCACGACGGGTGTGAGTTTGCCTAACTCGGCGTAGCCGACGATGACACGCCGACGCTCAAGGTTGGGCGGGCAGATGGCGTCAATGCTGGGCGACATAGCAAACCTGACGGCGGGATCTGTGGCGACCTCAGCAAGCTTGTCGTACAGCTCGCCGATCGTGTCAACGACAAACGCGATGGTGCATACGGTGCGACCGTCAGGCAAGTTGACGGCGCGTACGGCGGCGTATCGGCTGTCGTCCAGGCTGGCTTCAATGGCGATGATGCCGCCCATTGGGATTGGGCCGCGGTGTTCTAGTTCGGGCCAGCGTCCGGGTGCGATCCAGCCGCGGGCGACCGTGACCCACAAATTGAGGCTGGCGCGTAGGAATGATGCTCGGTCAGGGTTTTCGCTTTCCTGTTGCAATGTCTCAATCGTCAGCGTGTGGCCGATGGCGGGGTTGCCCCATGTCCACGATGCCGGGCTCATCGGGTCGACGTGCGGTGGTGGTGACCATTCGGCCATGTAGTTGACGGTTGGTTGCCCGCTGTCGATTGCGCGTAGCCCGTGTTCGCGCCAACGCTGGAACAGCACCGATGCCTCGGTGCCTGCGGTTGACATGAACAGGGCGAACGGGTTTTTGCGGGCGCGTTGCGCTGGCATCAGGCCGCCCTCGACGACCTCGGCGTCAACGTCAAACAGCTCGTCAACGATCAGCAGGTCGATGCTCATGCCGTGGCCAGCATTATGTTTTGCAGCTTTGATCCACCAGGTCGTACCGTCCGGCATAGTGACTTTGTTGCGACCATATGACCGCGACACATAGGCACCGTATTTGTTTTCAAGAATGTCAGCCAAGTCATCAAAGACCATGACAGCCAAATCGAGGCGATGCGCCACCGACACGATCGTCTGTTTCTCGCCACGGATTTTTGGCATCTCCAAGAGCCAAAACAGGATGACCGATTTTAGGATGATCGACTTTCCGTTTTGTCGGGCTACCGACCCCAACGCCGACCGATGCACAAGCTCCCCCGCGTCATTGAACGTCAACGCTCGGTCGAGAAAATGCACTTGCCACGGCATCAGCTCAAGGCCCAGCGCGTCCTGGGCTATGTCCCCCACAAGCGGCCCATACGATCCGGCACCGTCCGGGCTGATCGTTTCCAGTCGAGGCTGGTCATGGCTAGTTACCGCCAGTTCAGGCTGGTTCAAGCTGGTCTTGGGATATTCGAGAT